TATCCTGTGATAAATAATCTACTTCGAAGTATTCATTTCCTTCGGAATCAACAACTGAAATGACTTCTGAGATATTATCGGCTGCTAGCGTTGCTCGAAAGAATTTTTGATAGGGGCCGACCGATATGTCTTTTTTGGAAAAAAAGCCTGACACCACATTACCATATGCTTTAATCGCAAATTTTGTAGGGGTGTTTGTAGAAGCATCGCTCTGGGCAATAACCATCGCATTTTTTGGGTTGGCAAAATCTATATTTTCGAGAAGTACAAAATTCAATCCCGTGTTCGAAGTGAAGGTTGATCCGCGTTTAAGAATAGGCAGATAACGATTATCAGGTCCGACACCGGTCGTGCTTGCGGGGACCATTGCAAAAAGGGCAACTTGTCCATATGTAGAAGGGCGACCGGTATCTTTGTAGCCCAGGATTCTGCCATGGCGAACGATATTTGAGCGCTGGTACGCTGTGTCCAAAAATGACTCATTAACATTGTAATCCAGGTACAGCGATAATTGATCTCCAACATAAGCAACCGCATCCAGCATTATGCTGCCGAAAGATGCTTCGCTAAAATCTTGAAAGGTTTCAGGATAGAAGCGTTCGGCGATCTCCATGAGATCTTTGCGGATGCTGTTGAATTCTCGATGAGTGTAATCTATAGGTACAATCTTTTTTTCATCATTTGGCATTAAAATAAATCCTTAAATTAAATAGTAAAATCGATCAAATCTTGGACACCAATGGACGGAATCCGATATATTATGCGCATGCTCAGTGTGTTGGTATCAATATTACTTGTAAAAAATTGAATATCCCTTATCTTGATCATTGGCATATAAGTGTTAACCTGTTCATTAATCCGACTAGAAATTTGTCCTTCGATGCCCTCTTGGTAATTAGAAAACAAATATGCTTTAATCCCTACACCAAAATTTGGCTCCATAACTCTTTCGCCAGGAACCGTTAACAAAAGCATCTTAAAATTTTGTTTTATCATACGAACAATATCCTTGTTCATAGTAAATCCGGTACCCGAATCTAAAGTTAATGGAAGTTTTACACTAAGTGATGACATCTTTTATATCCATGAATAAATACTTACTCATCCTTTTTCTGACATGGTTTACCCAATTTTCCAAATGGATCAGGTCTAAGTCGGAATCTTGAATGAGCAGGAACAATTAATTTTCCTGATGGTTGCGGCAAGTAAAACCCTTTCAAGGATCTAATGGTGACCTCGGAGGGGCGCTCTTCTGACAGCGGATCGCCGGCTTTAAAATCGCGCGCATAATAATAACTTTTAAACATTTGCTTAATAGTATTCTTCGATTTCCTTAAAATAATCTGATCCCATGTGTCCCACTCTACAACGCCGGCCAATTGCGCAAAGAAGCCCCGCTTACGAGAGTTATAGCTTTCCCACCCTTCATATCCTTCAGTAAAGATAAAATCGTCAGGATTGGGTTTTAGATCTCCAGAATTAGGATCCCAGCCTTTTACCTCCGCGGCATAACCAGCAGAATCAAAATGAGTGCCGGGTTTTTTATCAAACCCCAAAGCATAATCGTTATCGTCATCGTTTGGAAAGCCCTCGTCGGGGTATTCTATATTATCAGATTCAAAAATTGTTTGCCCGATAGAGGGGAAGAGCGCCAAATCGGTGTAAATTGCTGTGAGTGCTGTGAATTTGTTGATGGGAAAGATGTATTCCGTAAGAATCCTAAATTTTTCATCTTCGATGAGCTTGTCAATTAAACATAAGAGGCTCTTACTGCTTCCCTCTACGACGGTAAAAGCTTCTACCGAAGTGTCTAGGGCATCCATTTCTACCTCGGTTATAGTCTGTTGGGCGCCTCCTAAAATACATGAGAAGCGCAACCCATGACGAACTCCCAATTCTCCTTCGAGCCCAATTGGGCGCTGTTCTTCGTCATCGCTCCTAATAATTTCTAAAGTGCCTGGGTATAATTCAGAGATGTTTTTGTGTCCATCGTTTTGCTTAATTTTCTGCAGAGCCTCATCTGGACTCATCTTTACGCCTTCCAGTGATATATATTTTTCTATGATGAATGACTTAGAAGGGTTTGTTGATTCGTTTAGGTTCTGTATGTCTCCTAATAGGCTTTCGGTTGAATCAACAATTTTGACTTTGTTTGCATAAGGCTCTAACAAATTATGAGCGGTAGGAATGTGTTCTTTTCCTTCCATGAACACTTTTTCATTATTTTCATTAGTGTGTGTATGATAATAACCAATATAATCATCGCCTTTTTCAAATAAGGATTGTGAGTCATTTTTGGCGCTAACAAATAATTCGCCGCCGTTCGTGTAAAACGGCGAAGTTCGCGTTTCTAAATCGGTGTCCTGGACACTTTCCGTCATTTTTCCTTTTAAATTTAGGGATGGACCGGCGCCGGAAGTGTCACAAAGATCAGACACGATCCAATAGCCGAGCTTATCATAAGTTGGCGAGAGCCCTATTTCTTCAAGGTTTGAAGTATATTTTTCAGACATCGTTTTTAATTCAATCTTCATGAGTTCGGCCATAATCAGTTTTGCTAATTCTTCCGTGGCCTGTACGGCTTCTAAGTTCTTTTCGGAGCGGAATCCAGGAAGGTTAAAAATCTGGTACCATGGTTCATCTCCAAGCTTGATAGCTTCCCACAAATCTTGAAAAGTGGGATATTGATAAACCGATTGCATGTCATTAATTTGTGTAGACGCAGCCACAATATGAGGAGGGACATCAACAATCGTACCATCCGCCACCAGTCGAGAATACAACTGGACACATTGTTCTAAAAAGGCATACCAAAATTCGTTATCTTTGAAAGTGTTAAAGAATTCTCTAAATGGACCTTGAGCATCTTTTAAAGAAGCCTCCATCACTTCCACCATATAAGATACGTAAGCGTTGCTATAATTGTCCGAAAATGAGGGCTTTAGATAGCTAAAAATTGGAATCGATTTGATAAAATGTGTGCTAATAAAAATCTGGAATGTAGATGATATCAGCGCTTCTAGGCCGGCCTTTGCCGAACGTTCTAAGATTCTAAAATATGGAACCTCAACTGCACATTGAGGTCTTAGTTGCATACGGTGGTCTTCTGGTATGTTGTTATAAGACTGCTCTACCCTTTGTTTAATAGATTCTAATTCTACTAAATCTGTGTTCGCATCTGCGCATTGTGAAAAATCAGGGAAGATGGCATCGATAAAGCCCATCCAGCCTTTATTCTTTAAAGGTCTGACATACATAGGTGGTCGTTTATAAGAAATAAATATTCCACCGTGGACAACTGGGCTAAGATAGAAGATTCGTGTATCTTCTGGGTGCGATAGATTAGGATCGTTCTCCGTTTGCCATTGGTTCTTGCTTATGCCGAGTATTTTCTCATCACTATCATAATCATATGGCACGGGCTCTGTTTGATCCGTTTCATAGGGCATTACATATTCAAAATCATCAAAAGTTAAATCTTCGAAAGAGGCGCCGTATTCAAAAGCATTGTCATTATTTACTACAATATTTTTGACTTGTGATGATAAGGCTCTATTGTAAGCATTATATTCTGACTCTAGATCTCTCATGTCGATAAGAATATTATTTTCGTTTTCAATCATTTCTTGTAGCAAGATTAGCTGCGGTGGATATTGACTGTCTGTCTGGAATGTCTCCAACAAGCGAGGGTATTGTCTGAAGTCGAGGCTTTCAAGCGTGTCATCAACAGCAAAAAATTCATATTTTCTTTCAATAAGCGGTTCCGGAGCCCTTCCAAACCAGCCCTGTATAGAGTTTGCTGCTTCTTCAGCTAGTTCGCCGTTATCGCTAAAAGGGTTAAGATAGGAAAACGGAGAAGGTAAGTCGCCCGGTGCGTACTTATTAATATAATCATTGATCACAATTCGAACGTTATTGTTGGGTATATTAACAATTTGGGAGCCTTTTTGAGGCAAACTTAAATCCGGATTAGTTGTTACATTTGCTAAAATTTTAGCCTTGTCTGCATTCGAAGCTTCCATTCGATCACTCAAATACATTTCAAGCTGGAATCCATAATCCCATATCGTTTCATCTGGTGGGGTGTCCTTGCCGCGGCGTCCTTTGTTATTATCCAGAAACAAGGCGGCAAAGTCAGGTGTCTTTTTTCTGCCTAATCGTACAATTTCAACACTATTAGGGGGAGCAACTTCGGCGCCTCCTAATGATAGTGTTGCTCCAAAATGAGGGATAAATTGTGTATTATATCCCTGATCGGGTATTTGTGTAAGATCAACGTCATCACCAAAAAATCCAGTAAATCCTAGTTTTTTGAAGGTTACATATTCGGATTCTTTTTCAATCCAATCGTTGGTTGCTTTAAATGTTCCCCAAGCATCAGGACCATCGAGATAATTTTTCATCCACAGAGCCACGTTAGTAGGAAGGGCCGATTTTTGAAATATTGTAGGCATCGGCTTTATGAATAAGAACAATAAAGCGAGAGGGTTGAAGGCGGCGCCGGCTAACGCAGCAAGGTCTGCCCAGGAAACCTTCTCGTTAGTAATATAATCCATAGTACCGCCGAGGGGTCTATAAGCTCGTTTGTTATGTACGGTAAGCGGATTTCCGGATGTATCTGATAATATCAGATTGAGCATTCCCCAATCATCATCTCCATTAAAAGGACCAAAGCCGCCGGCTCCGAGCATATCCTTAACATATTCAACTTTAAGTTGTTCCATGTTGTTCATGATGGTGTTGACCACTGTTGCAGTGGCTTCTGGGGCTTCAAACGGGATCATTCCATCATCACACCCCGGATTAGAGACTATCTGAGGAGCTTGATCTTCGAAAGGGTTGTCTTTCTGTAGTGCGTTAACCAGTGGACCTAGATCATCTTCCATCTCGTCTTGCATTTGATCGCACATTGCTTTTATTTGTCCAGGAGTGGC